TTTTCTCACCACTAAGTTTAGAAATAGTTTTACCTAAGTCCATAGTTTCTCTTGCAAAAGCTTCATATGCTTTATAATACTTTATGTATGCTTTATGAGAATCTCTTTTTTGACCTTCATGAACTTTTGTATATCCAGCCGCTTGAGTAATCTTTTTCTTTTTATCTTTATCTTTCTTACGACCACCACTAAAAGCATATGGTGTTCTAGGTGGGCCTTCACCACCATCAAGAGCACCAGTTACAGAAGCTTCTTCTAGCTCTTTTAACTCTTGTTGGATCAATCCTCTAATATAATTTTTAAATTCACTAACTTTTGTGGACATTTTTAATCTCCTTGATCAATTCATAATATCTCATTAAAGTTAAAACTTGTTTTTCACGAACTACTTTACCTTTAGTTAAATTTTCAACTTGATTGATAGCTTCGGTTAATTTTATTTTTGTTATTTTATCATCTACCCTCGGTAAATGTTTATTTAGTTGTTTTTTTATATCAACAACTTCATTATCAACAAATCCTCTTAAAGAATTAGTATTACTTATGTTATTTATATAATTTTTTAACAAATTACGCTGTGATTCGTTTAAATTTTTATATTTACTATTAAATTTATCAACTAATATCTCATAAGCGAGTAATCGTAGGTCTTTATCTGATTTACTATACTCATTCATGACTTTATCTTTAACATCTTTACTAGTGACCTTTTTACTCGTTATATGCTCCAATACTGTGAACTTGGAACTAACTGTATCGTCAGGTTTAAATTCTATATCACTTGTTTCAGCTTGAAATACATTAGAAATAGAAGCGAGTATTCTATAATTTGGAATGCGACCATTGAAAAAATCAGTTACATTATAATTTTCTTTAATTTCTTTAATTAAATTAAATTTTTCACGGCGTAATATAGAATTACTTAATTTTTTTCTTGATTTTATGACTGCATCTAGTAAATAACTAGCTCTATTTTCAGATTGATAATTTTTTTCTGATAAAATTTTATATAACTGAAACTCCTTTCCCAATTCAGTATTTTCATTAAAATATTTTTTTACAATAGAAACAGATTTAGTACTCTTATCAGCCAATACATCAGCTGTAATTTGTCTTGTTAATAATTCAAAAAGAATACCTGTATTCTTTATCTTAGAATGTTTTAGTTTTTGAGCCATTTTTAAATACTCCGTATAGTATATATATATTTAGTCTTAAATAAATATAAAGTTAAACAATAATTAATCATTTGATTTATCTTTAGTTAAAGAACTTACCTCATTTTGGTACTCTTCTTCTAACTCTGACATCTCTGTTATTATTTTCTTGTCGTTTTTACCAAATTTCATTGATTTTTTTAATGAATCATAATGTGATAGGGCTAAAGACTTACCATATTTAGGTGAACCACTGCCATTTTTTTTCATATCATGTGCACCTAACGGGTCTCTTCCCCTTGCACCACTATCCTTTCCATATTTATTTGGTTCTTTTGGTCTTCCAGCACCTGGTTGACCACCTTCTTCTGAACCACCCTTATCATCCAACTCATGACCAGTTCTACCCACAGCCATATCCGATGGTGTACCTGCTGCTTCACCACTTTGAGCAGGATCATTACCTTCACTTTCTATTTGAGAACGTCTAAATTTATTTTTATAATCAAATAATATGTTTTTATCTTCTTTTTTAATTTCATCATCTGTAAAACCAAAGATATTTTTATAAATCCAATTTGTAGAAACTATTCCCTCTCGTATCATTGATTCTGCAAGAGCAGTTTTACTAGTCCACAACTCAATTTTTTCTTGTTCGTAAATTGTAGAAGGATTTGTTAAGTCTAATTCAAAATTAACCAAGTCAGCATCTGTATATCCTTGTGAGTATAAATGAACAATAGCTATTTTAGTTAATTCAGATAAAACAATTCGTTGTATCCTTTCAATAGTACGAGCAAATCGTACATCTTCTGCTGCTAATGTTGCTTTAGAACCGATACTCTCATCATATCCAAGAAACGCTTTTGGAATTCTCAAACAAGCTAATAATTTGTTTTTAAGATACTCAATATCTTCTGTAGCTTCATAAGTCAAACCAGGAAGTGACTCTATACCAGTACCACTATCACCACCACGAACTGGTAAGAAAAAATCTTCTGTGATATTTTGCATGTTATACTTTAAATTATAATCACCAGTTACTTCATCTACAACAGGAGCTTTTTTCATTTTATTGATTACTTGTTGCATATAGTTATCAACTTCAGCTGGTGGTATATTACCAATATCTAATTTAAATATTCTCTTCTCTGGTGCTCTCATAATTCTATGAATCAACATAGCATCTTCCATAAGAGTTAATTGTTTAAATATCTTACGACCACCTTCTATCTGTGATTTTCCATATGGTAAATAATTAGAATCTGATAATAAACGAAAGTGAGCTACTTCATAATTTTCTAACTCTGTTCTTGTAGAGGATGTCTCAGCTTTATACCGATGTTCTGTTGTTGTAGATTCAACTAAATATTTTATGTATTCTGGATTTTCAGGATCAAGACCTTCAATTCTTGAAACATCATAAACTGACATTGGAATTACATTTGTAACACCATATTTTTCATCTATTTCCAATTGTAGAAAAAAATCACCATACTTACACATATTACGAACCCAAGGCCATAAATTAAATTCAATATTTAATACATCATAAAATAAATTGTGTAGTATTTGTTTTATATTTTCATCATCTGTAGTTATATCTAGTACGTCACCATATTCAGATTTCATTGTTGACTCATCTGCATAAATGTCAAGTGCAGATGATATAATTGCATCTGAATCCATTGATTCATAATCTTTAAAAAGATTAAGTCTTGCTGATTTTGTCATTAAGGCATCTGAGTATCCACTCAACCCAGCACCTGTAAAAATTTTCTGATATCTGTCTATTAGATTACTTTTTTTATAAGCTTGTGTTCTACTTGTATCTGCAACTCGTAAGGTTTTACCACCTACGTTTCTTACAATTACATTTGTAGAAAATAATCGTTGTAATCTTGATCTTAAACTTGTATCGGCCATTTTATCCTCTTGTTATTTTATTAACCATTCTAGTGATTCTTTCTTTTCTCCAATTTCCCATGTCCATTCACCATTTTGATTATTTTTTGGTGTGTAAACACCTTGATTTGAAGTTATACTACCCATAGCTTTTCTCTGTAGATTAATACCTTCTGCTCTAAGTCTCAATGCAGTTTCACGTATCCACAAACCCATAGCATATGCCATTACAAGGTCATCATTGTACCCTCTCATAGCTTCTGCTCTGTTACCATTGTATATAAATACAAAAAGTTCATCAATTAATCTATTTGAATGTACAATTATGGATTTTTCTCTAAAAAATTCTTCCAATTTAGCAACAATCAAAGGTCTTGTCTTTTGTGTTACTGTAAATCCTGGTATCAATTGTTTTTCTTCTCTATTTATTTTATTATTTATGTGTTTTTGTGTATCAACTACTTGTAAATCTTTACTCATGTAAAATAAATTTTCATAATTCCTATCAATAACCTGTTGTATAGCTGCCCAACCTATATTATTGTTCTCAACAACTAGTAATGCATTATTATATTCTGTTGAAATGTTTACTAATAGATTTCCATAATCTCTTGTAGATAATCTACCTTTATATTCTGCTACTTGTTCTAAATTTTCTACTTCTATAACGTGAAATGCTGAATAATCTGTTGAATCTCCACGACTAACATCAGCACATACGATATAGTCTTTTGTATAATTTGGTGGCTCCCATACCCAAAAATTACCATCTATACCACGTTTTTCAATAGGTTCTTTTACGTGTTTTTGCCTATATTCTTCTAGTATGACACCATCAACAACTGATTGGCCAGATGTAATAAAATCACAATCACATTCTTGTGCTGCTAATGCTGGGCCTAATAGTTTGTCCTGTTCATCTCTCCACTCCTGACCTCGTTCTGGATGTACATCCCAATATAATTTAATAAAATTAAAATCACTTACACCATCTTCAGCATCCATCCAAGTTTTATGAAACCAATTACCAACACCATTTGGAGTTGATAATGCAATACATTGTCCACCAGTAGATAGTGTCTGTGATGCAGCTGCCCATATTGTATCTATCCTATCAATAAATGCCGCTTCGTCTAAAATTAAAAGAGATAATGCTTCTGAACGACCACTGTCTTCTCCACTAGATACTGCTTTAATTTGTGAACCATTTTTATATCTCAAACTTAATTTATTATCTTCAACACATTTTTGTTTTAACCAGCTAGGGAGATTAGCATGCATAACACGAACTTTGGTTACAAGATTTTTTGCTGTTTCTTGTTTTGTTGCAATGACAAGAATATTTTTATCTTGATGAAAAGTCATCATCCATAAAGAGTATCCAGC